TAATTAAATCTACTGTTATGAGACAAATGTTAGATAATATGTATCTAACTAATAATAACAGAGTTGCAGTACAAGATGGTCAAGTATCTATGGATGACTTACTTACAAATCGTCCTGGAGGAATAGTTAGAACTAAACAACCACCTGGTAATGTTATGATGCCTATTCAGGCACAACCAATTACAGAACAAGCTAGTGGTATGTTAGCATATTTAGATTCTGTAAAAGAAACTAGAACAGGTGTTAGTAGAACTGCACAAGGTTTAAATGCAGATAGTTTAAATCAAAAAACTGCAACAGGTATGAACCAAGTATTAACTCAATCTCAAATGAGAATGGAGTTGATTGCTAGAATATTTGCAGAAACAGGTGTAAAAGATTTAGCACTTAAAATATTTGAGTTGGTATGTAAATATCAACAAAAAGAAAAGATCGTAAGAATTAGAGGTAAGTATATACCAATGAGACCTTACGAATGGAAAGACAGAGTTAATGTTTCAGTCCATGTAGGATTAGGATCAGGATCAAAAGAACAACAATTGATTATGGTTAATGCTATTCTTGAAAGACAAATGCAAGCTATAAACTTACAACAAAATGTTTATGGCCCAATGGTTAATTTAAGAAACATTTATAACTCATTAAAGAAACTAACAGAAAATGCAGGTTTAAATACTGTTGAGCCTTTCTTTATGGATCCAGATGTTGGTGCATCACAAATGCCTCAACTACCACCTAAACCACCAACAGAGTTTGAGAAAGTAACTCTTGCACAGGTACAAGGTGAAAATCAAAGAGCACAGCTAAAAGCTGAAACTGAGATTAAAAACATTGAATCTAGAATGAGACAATCAATGTTAGAATTTGAGTTGAAAATTAAAGAACTTGAGTTAAAGTATGGTTCTAAAATAGATGAAATGGAATTAAAACGAAGATCTATGTTAGAACAAACTGATTTACAAAAATCAGGTGATTTAATGAAAGAAATAGTAAAAGGACAACAACAATTCTTCAATGGACAAGGAAAAGCAAATCAGGGAGGGCAAGAGAGCAGAACAGCTCCTGAACGATCCCCTGCTAAAGACAGCATTTGAAGATCTCCTAGAAATATATAAACAGGAAATCTTTAATACAAAATTCACTGAAAGTGATAAACGCACTTATCTTTGGGTAGCCTACAATCTTGTAGACAAAATCAGAGGTCATTTGCAAAGTGTCATGGAAAGTGGAAAACTAACTCAGAAAGAGTTAGACCAATTAAATAAACGAAGTTAAGCTAACGCAACTTCAAATTCGTCAACCATGAAAGGAACGATATGGCAGAAGCACAAAATATAGATGGTGCTGCTGAAAAGATTTCAGGACTATTGAATCCAAAAGATCAACAAGAAACTGAAACTAAAGCAGAACCTTCAGAACCTGAAAGTACTGAGATACAGGAAACTCCAGAGAGCCAAGCTGAGTCTGAAGCAGCTCCAGTTGAGCAGGATACTGAAAATACTGAGGTAACAGAAGAAACACAAACAGAATCACAAGAACCGAATCTCCACCGATTAAAAGTTAATGGTCAAGAGATTGAGGTAAGCCTTGATGAACTGAAAGCTGGATATTCTAGAGACTCAGATTATAGACAAAAAACTCATACTTTGGGTATGGAAAAGAGAGATCTTGAAGCCCAAAAAAATAGTTTGCGTCAATCTTATGATGCGAAACTAGCAGAGTTGAATGAACTTATAGCAACTGCTGACGCAACTGTCAGACAACGTCAAGGAAGTGAAGATCTTCAGAAGTTATACGAAGAAGATCCTACTGCTGCAGCTAGGTTAGATTTTGAACTTAGACAACAAAACACAGCAATAGAAAGTATGAAAGCAAGAGCTAGAGAAGCTCAAGCTAAACAATATAATGAATTTCTTGAAACACAGCGAGAGTTAGCAGCAACAAAAATACCAGAGTACAGCGATCCTAATAAAGCTGATCAATTTAAAATTAATATGCGTAACTCATTAAGAGGATATGGATTTAATGATGATGAGATCGGTACACTTGCAGATCATAGATTTCTTATGGTTGCAAAGGATGCAATGAGCTATCAATCTTTGAAAGATAAAAAACCTATTGTTCAAAAGAAAGTAGCTAATGCTCCAAAGGTAGTTAAATCTGGTGTGGCTAAGTCATCAACAAGTTCTGGTAGAGAGCAAATAAGAAATAAAATTGGCAAGTTACGTAAGACAGGAACTCTAGGAGATGCCCAATCTGCGTTGCTTGACATTATTAATCTTAAATCTCAACAAAGGAAATAACAATGGCACAACCAACTAATACGTTTGACACGTATGATTCAGTAGGAGAAAGAGAAGATCTTTCTGATGTTATCTATAGCATCTCTCCTACAGACACGCCATTCATCAGCTCAGCAGCTAAGACAAAAGCTACTGCAGTTCTTCACGAATGGCAAACAGACGCTTTAGCATCAGCATCAACATCAAATGCTGTTATTGAAGGTGATGAAGCAACTTTAGATGCAGTTACTGCAACTACTAGACTTTCAAACAGTTCACAGATTATGGACAAAACTGTTGTAATCACAGGAACTCAAGAAGCTGTAGATAAAGCAGGTAGAGCATCTGAATTAGCTTATCAAATAGCTAAAAAAGCTAAAGAACTTAAAAGAGATATGGAAGCAACTGTTACTGGTAACCAAGCAGAAGTTACTGGTAATGCATCTACTGCTAGAAAACTAGGATCTCTAGGAGCTTGGGTAGCAACTAATGATGATTTATCATCTGCAGGTTCTCCAGCATCTGGTGGAGCTGGTAATACAGCAAGAACTGATGGAACTCAAAGAGTTTTCACAGAAGCTTCTTTAAAATCTGTAATCAAATCAGTATGGAATGCTGGTGGTGATCCTTCAATGATCATGGTCGGCCCTTTCAATAAACAAAAATTATCAGGATTTACTGGTAATAGTACTAGATTCGATGCAGGTGCAGACGCTACATTATACACTTCTGTAGACGTTTACGCTTCAGACTTCGGTCAGTTACAAGTAGTACCTAACAGATTCTCTAGAGATAGAGATGCTTATGTACTAGACATGAACTACTGGGCAATAGCTTTCTTAAGAGACTTTACTATGCATGAATTATCAAAAACTGGTGATTCAGAGAAAAGACAATTATTAGTAGAAGCAACTCTTGAGTCAAGAAATGAAGCTGCATCTGGAATGGTTGCAGACTTAACTACTTCATAATAATTATACCTGTTTGGGCGAGTAACCTATAAATCTGCTCGCCCAGCAGATTCTAAACAATTGAAGATCTGAGAGAGGGTTAGGATCGGAACAATTAAGGAATATAATGAGAACATTAAACGACTATTTTATTTATGGCGAAATCGCTGACATATCAACAGCATCATCAACTTACGTAGCAGTACCTGATGGTGGAAAAGTAATTAAAATTATAACTGCATTACAAGGAGCTATCTCTGGTGGAGATGCAGCAATTAGTTTCGAAATTGGTGGAACTGCAATAACTGGTGGTGGAATCACAGTTGCTAACTCAGGTTCAGCAGCAGGTGATATTGACACTGCAGAACCAACAGCAGCTAACCAAGTAGAAGAAGGTGGATCAATTGAAATGATTACTGATGGTGGTTCTACTGGAGCTAAAAAACTTGGCGTAACATTTGTAATTAGAAGATAAGGAGTAACATGGCACACATTGCGATGAGACCTGTTACTACACAAAAAGTTACTTCATCAGGATCTTCAGCTCAATCATCTGCATTTGGATCTAATATAGAATATGTTAGAGTTGCACCAGATGCTGATTGTCATATTGAGTTTGGAGTAAATCCTACAGCAGCAAATACTAAAATATTTTTAGAAGCTAAATCATCAGAATACTTTAAAGTATCTGAAGGTGAAAAAGTTGCTGTAATAGGATCTGTTAATCTATACGTAACTGAATTATCAGAGTAATGGGAAAAGTTCGATCTGTAGAATACGATGGTGGTATAAAGACCAAGTATATCCAAGAGTCAGATGGTAAGCTAACTATTAATAATCAACAAGATGTAAATCCTTTGTTGAAAAGAAATAAAGAGCTTTATAATCATGATAATGGATATTTGTCTAAAGCCAAAGAAATGAAACGAGTAGCTAGTGTACCTCCATTAGTGCTACAGATCTGGGCAAAAGAATATAATGGTAGTAACAACTGGTTTGCTTTACCAAAAGAAATTCAAAGAAAAATAATGAGAACTAAACTTAACTCAAATGAGTTTAGATATTTTAGAACAGCAGAAGGTAATTTATAATGGCATTATCAACTTATTCAGAATTAAAAGCATCTATTGCTAATTTCTTAAATAGATCTGATCTAACTACAGAAATACAAGATGACTTTATTAAACTTACAGAAGCTGATTTTAATGCTAAATTAAGAATTAGACAAATGGAACAGCAAGATGATATTACTATTGATGCTGAACAAGTTACAGTACCAACAGGATTTCTTGCTGTAAGATCATTTTTTATATTACAATCATCTACTAAGTTTCCATTAGAGTATATAACACCACATAATATGTTTGAAATAAAAGGTGGATCAAGAACTGGTAGACCAAGAACATATACAATAGAGAGTGATAATGAAGTGGAAAAATTTAGATTCGGTCCTGCACCTGATACTTCTTATACTGGGAAGTTATCTTATTATAAAGCTATCGGAGCACTTAGTGATTCAAATACAACAAATTATATTTTAAGTAAACATCCAGCAATATATTTATATGGTTCATTATACCATGCAGCAAACTTTCTTGGTGGAATAGATCAAACACAATTATCACAATGGTTACAAATGTATTCTACTGCATTAGAAAGATGCGAAAATAACGACAGACAAGATACATATGGTGGTGCACCTGTTCAACAAAGAACAGACGTACAAACAGATTTATCATTTTATAGGAACAGATAATGCAAGTACCTTTTGGAGAATGGCTACCTGATCAACCACCACACTTGAATCCAGGAGCTAATGTAGCAACTAATGTTTATTATGCTCTTAATTCATATAAGAGATTTCCATCTTTGGTAGACTATTCATCAAACAATATTGGTGCACATAGTAGAGGTGCAGGTTCATTTAGAGATAATGCTGGTAATGTATATAACTTTGTAGCAAAGAATACAGACTTATATCAATTAGCATCAGGAACATTTACATCTAGAAAAGGATCTCTTACAGGTGGTGATACAGACTTTTGGACATTCACACAGTTTGGAAACTATGTAATTGCAAGTAATGGAGTAGATGCACCACAATATTACCTAATGGGTACATCAACTAACTTTGCTAATCTTAGTGCAATACAAACTGCAGGTACTACACCTAACTTCAGAGTATCAGGAGTTATTCGAGACTTCTTAGTTACAGGTAACCAATCATCAAATCAAAACAGAATACAATGGTCAGGTATTAATGATATTACTGTTTGGTCAGGTAAACAAGCAGACCAACAAGATCTACCAGGATCAGGTGGTGAAATAGTACACATTACGTCTGGTGAAATTGGGTATGTATTTAGGCAAAACCAAATCATACGTATGGACTATGTCGGTGGAGCAACAATATTTAGGCTTTCAGTTATATCTCCAAATAGAGGAGCTGTATATGGAAGAACAGTTTGCCAGGACAATAGACGTGTATTTTTCTATGCAGATGATGGATTTTATGAATTAAATGGTGATAGTATATCACCTATTGGTGCAGAAAAAGTTAATAGATTTTTTGATGCCAACTTAAACAAAGCATATACAGATAGAATCTGTGCAGCTGTAGACCCATTTAATCAATTGGCTTTATGGTTGTACCCAAGCGTTAATAATACTACCAATACTACTGGTATTTGTGATAGAATTATTATCTACAATTATGCTACTAAAAAATGGTCTTTAGCAGAAGCTAATGCTAGTACAATTTTTACACAGTTTGTAGGTGCATATACTGTAGAGCTTATGGATATTATATCTGAAAACTTAGATGCAATTAATATAGCATTAGATACAGATTTTTGGAATGGTGGTCAGTTATTCTTAGGTGCAGTAGATAGTGATTACAAAGCAGCTATCTTCTCTGGTACAGGAAATGAAGGTGAAATAGAAACATCTGAGTTAGAAATATTTCCTAATCATAGAGCTAGTGTACAAGGAATAAGACCTATTGTAGATGCTACAGCTACAGTCACTTTAAAAACAAGAGACAGATTAGCTAATAGTGTTACAACTTCATCATCTTCTAGTATGAATAGTTCAGGTATGAATCCTGTAAGACAATCTGGAAGATATGTAAAAGTAAATGTTAAAACACCAAGTGGTGTAGTATGGACAAATGCACAAGGAATAGATCTTGTTGCATCTAGATCAGGATTAAGATGACAGATAGTACAGATATAGATAATGTAAGATATTCATTTGAGACTCAAGAGTTCTTTCAAAGACAAATTGAGGAAGCTATCAATGCATTAATTAATGAAAAGAATAATGAAAACAACAAAGCTTTTGCTTGGTTTATGGGGGAATAAATGGCAGGAATAAAAGATTATTCAACAACAGCAGCTAACAACACAACAGTAGGAAGTATTAGTGTAGCAGAAGGTATGTTACCTTCTAACATCAATAATGCTTTTAGAGGATTAGCAGCAGAAATAAGAGAATTTTATAATGATAGCCAATGGGTTATCTATGGTGATGGAGATGGATCTTTTACAGCAGCATATGCTAGTGCAACTTCTTTTACAATAGCTGGTTCAGATGTAACAGCTTTCTATCACGCAGGAAGAAGAATTAAAGCAGTAGGTTCATCTACTGGAACAATTGTTGGAACAATAGCTAGTTCATCATTTTCTACAAACACAACAGTTAATGTTACTTGGGATAGTGGATCATTGTCTAGTGAATCTCTTACAATTTATGTAGGTGTTCTTTCTAAAACAAATGATTCTATTCCTGAAGATGTTATTGATGCAGCTAATTTAAAATCTAGTTCTGTATCTACAGCAAAGATTGCAGCTGACGCTGTAACAAACGCTAAGATAGCAGATGACAGTATAGACTCAGAACATTATGTAGATGGTTCAATAGATACAGCTCATATTGCAGATGCACAAATAACTACAGCAAAAATTACAGATGCTAATGTTACAACTGCAAAAATTGCAGCAGATGCTATTACTGGTGCTAAAATTGCTGATGATGCTATTGATAGTGAACATTATACAGATGGATCTATTGATACTGCACACATAGCAGATAGCCAAGTTACAACTGCAAAGATAGCAGATAGTGCAATTACATCAGCAAAAATAAATGATGGTGCAATTGTTAATGCAGACATTAACGCAAGTGCAGCAATAGATGCTACAAAAATTCATGATGGTACAATCTCTAATACAGAGTTTGGACATCTTAATGGTGTAAGTTCAAACATACAAACACAACTAGATGCTAAAGGTGCATCAAATGCAAACCTTACAGCTATTGGAAATCTTGCAACAACAGATAGTAATTTTATTGTTGGTAGTGGTTCTACATGGGTAGCAGAAACAGGATCAACTGCAAGAACATCATTAGGACTAGGAAGTATATCAACACAAGCAGCAAATAGTGTTTCTATATCTGGTGGTACAATTACAGGTCTTGGTGCACCTTCATCTGGATCAGATGCAGCAACTAAAACATACGTAGATGATCTTGTTGCTGGACTTAAAACTAGAATTATTTGTAGAGCTGCAACCACAGGAAATGTTACATTATCATCAGACCTACAAAATGGTGATTCTTTAGATGGTATAACTCTTGCTACTGGAGACAGAGTATTAGTTAAAGATCAATCAACAGGATCACAAAATGGTATTTATACAGTAGTAGCTTCAGGTACTGCATCTAGAGATACAGACTTTGATGCTATTGGAGAACTAGCAGGACAATTAGTTATAATCCAAGAAGGATCAGTTAATGCAGAAAAAATGTTTTTATGTACTACTGATTCTGATGCATCATTAGGATCTGATACTATTACATTTACAGTAGTACAACCAGCTAATGTTGGTGATGTAACTCTTACTGGTACACAAACACTTACAAACAAAACTTTAACATCACCAGTTATATCTGATATTTTATCAGTATCTAATGGAGATATTAATTTAACTCCGAATGGAACTGGTAAAGTTGTTGTTAAAGGTAATACAAATCCAGGCACAGTTGTATTTAATTGTGAAAGCAATTCACATGGTCAAACAGTTAAATCTCAACCACATAGTGCTAGTGTTACAAACGTATTAACATTACCTGCAGGTGGAGATCAAGAATTAGTTGGTACAACAGCTACACAAACTTTGACTAATAAAACATTACCAATAACATCTCTTGATATAGATGGTGGTAGTGATATAGGTGCAGATTTAACTACATCTGATCTTATTATTGTAGATGATGGTGCAGGTGGTACTAACAGAAAAGCAGCTTTATCTAGAGTTGTTACATTAATGACTAATCAAGGGTTTACAACAGACGACCCAACAGCTCTAGCAATTGCGTTGGGCTAAACAGGAGGAAATAAATGGCAAATACTTTTAAAGTAAAAACAAATGCAGCAATGCCAGCAAGTGCTGGTACAGCTTTGACTTTGTATACAGTTCCTTCTTCAACAACAACTGTAGTTGTAGGACTTACACTTTGTAATGTTCATACATCAGCAGTAACAGCAACAGTAAAAATTGAATCTGATACTTCTGATACTGAAACAAATGAAAACGTAACAGTTGTAAAAGATGCAAGTATTCCAGCTGGAAGTTCTTTAGAAATTCTATCAGGTGGAAAATATGTATTACAAACAACTGATGTGTTGAAGATAGATTGTTCTGTATCAGCAAAGATTGATGCAACATTGTCAATAATGGAGATTACGTAAGATGGCTTATATTGGTAAAGAACCAGCAGATAGTTTTATTAGTTTTGCAAAACAAGACTTTACTACAAGTGCAACTACTTCGTACACATTGAATAACGCAGTTACTAATGAAAATGAATTAGCACTATTTATAAACTTTGTAAGACAAGAACCTACTACAGCATACACTGCTAGTGGTACTACACTAACGTTAACATCTGCTACAGCTAGTACAGATGATATGTACTGCGTATATCTTGGACAAGCAAAACAAACTGTAAATGCACCTGATGGTTCTGTTGGAAACTCACAAGTAGCATCTACAATTATTACTGGTCAAACTGCTGAAACTTCTATTGCTACAGACGATACTGTATTAATCCATGATACATCTGCTGGAGCATTAAGAAAAATGACTAGAGCAAATTTTGTATCTGGTATTGGTGGAACTAACACTCCAGCTTTTTATGCAACAATGTCTGGAGATCAGAGTATAACAAATAATTCTTTTGTAAAAATATCATTTGATACTGAACAGTATGATATTGGAAGTTGTTACGATCATAGCACAAATTATAGATTTACAGTACCAAGTGGCGAAGCTGGTAAATATTTTATAGGTAGTCAACTTAGATTTGAAAGTGGAGCAAATACAAATTTACATTATTGTTATAGTACACTTTATAAAAATGGTACTGCTTACACTACTACGCATGAAAATAGTAATAATAATGAAGATAGAAGTAGAAGTTTACTTGCAAATGGGGTTTTTGATTTATCTGTAGGAGATTATTTTGAAGCTTATGGTTTTATATCAGTAAATAGTGCTGGTTCTCAAAATATAGATGCTGCTGAACAAGGTTTCACAAGTTTTTTTTATGGATACAAAATTATAGAATAGGATAAATTATGGCAATAACAAAAATACAATCTGAAAGTCTAAACTTAGCAGACACTTACGCATTTACAGGAACTGTAACTGGTGCTGGTAGTACACCAGATAAATTTTTTCAAGCATACCATGATACAAGTCAAAGTATAAGTAATGCTACTGAAACAAA